AAGTCGATACAGTCGTGAAGGCACCCGTGGAAGGCGTAGACGCACCGATAGTAGCATTGTCTACTGTACCACCGTTAATGTCGGCTGTAGCAGCTACAAGGCTGGTATCCGCAGTCAAAGTAGTGAACGTACCTGCTGCTGGTGTAGTTGTACCAATAGCCGTGCTGTCGATAGCACCCGAATTAACATCAACAGATGTAAGTGTGGAGGTGCCTGTAGCAGATAGGTTAACGAATGTAGCATCGCCTGTTACGCCAAGCGTTGAACCAAGTGCCGTTGCACCTGTGATGTTCAGTGTGCCGCCAACAGCAATGTTAGTTGCCGCAGAAATACCGCCAGATAGGAACAGGTCTTGGAAACGTACCGTAGGTGTACCTAGATCGATTTGATCCGTAGAAGAAGGAACAATGCTGTTTCCTGTAGTAACCTGTACTAGCTCACGCCAAACGGCTGCGTTAGAGGCATTGCCTACGCAGATATATACTCGACCAGTAGATGTGTTCTCCCACAACGATCCTGGAGCATAACCATCGCCACTATCATCAGCAGTAGTGGGGGCGGCTGTACCAGAGAAGTTATTCTTACCGCCTGTACCACCGTGTACTGCAGGCAGATAGCCTGTTAGTGATGTTGTTAGATCAATCTTAGGAGCATTGCCAGAAGACCCATCATGGGAGTGTCCTGTAGCGCCATTAAACGCTGCAGTAATCTGGTTGAATTCAGCATTAATAGGAGGAGCCGTAACCTCTGAGCCATTGATAATATCAGCAATGCTTTGGCGTGTATAACCTGCCATTTATCGTCTCCCCGAAACGGAATATTCAAATACAATCCCTTGGATAGTGTAGGGATCAAACTGACCCACGGTCACATACGTTGCACGCATGGAAAACCCTGAGCCTTGGATGTCGTAAGTCATGATTGGTTTAGAGTTACCACCAAAGGTCACGTTAGAACCTCCATAGGTAATGCTGCGTCCACCATAAACAGTAGGACCGCCTTGGCTTTCCTCATTATAGGTAGATGGACGGGATGTATTGTAGTCGCCCCAATCATAGGCAATCGCTAAGTTCATATCAAATGGACCTTCCGCACGGAGGAAGGTGTTTATTTTACGAAGGTTCTTACGAACCTCTGTCTCATTCATGTCGTAGTAAGGCGTTGCATAAATTGCTACGATGTCTCGTCCATCGAAACTATTGCCTTGTTCTTGGCGATATACCTTACCATCGTAGTCACCATGCAAGACATACTCTTCAGTACCAATGTATTCAGAGGAACAACAGCTTGCACGAGTACCTAAAAGACCACCAAATTCCCAATCGATAGATCCGCTACTGTTAGTAAGACCTCCTACAAGACCTTCACTGTCTTCTACGTTTATTGAGTCATCTCCGTAGAAGTAACGAACTTGAGACTTAGAACGAACCACTACCCCGTTAAGAGTAGCCATGTCTGTGTTTTTAATAATGTCTACAAGAGCGCTTTGAATAGATTTAGAAACAGTTTCTAGTTCAACGTCACCAATACGAGAAGTACCCGCAACAGGACGAAGTCCATCAGGGGCTAAGAAGAGTAGATCTCCACCAATCTCCAGCACACTGTCGGGTGCCACACACCCTACGTTGGAAGTAACTTGTTCCTGTACAAATCCATTAGTAAGATCTGCAACAACCTTTTTGATTGAGTTGTTACCAAATACAAATAGGTTATCACGGAATGGTTTAATCTGAACTACCTTGTAGCCCATAACCAATTGCCCACCACCATCATCGTAATCCCAAGTTAAGGGATCTTTACCTGCGGAGTGACACACAACGGATTGCTCGGTACGGTCACCTGATAAGAATACATGGTTCTCAAATACGTCCACAAGGGAGGGAGCATCAATAACCTGATCTCCACCAGGGCTAGTAGAGCCACCTGAGTTAGAGCTACTCAAAGAATACCAGTTAGTACCATCAAAAACAGTAGCGTTATTTACGCCATCTACGAAGATGATCTGTGAACCAGACCCAAAGTCAAATTGAGCAAAGCGAACTTTATTAACAGTACGAACACCGTCAGTGGTATCTAAGGTAAGTCCTGTTACCAGCTTACGCCAGCCAATATATGGGGTATGGTAATAATAGCTATATGTATCAGCACCTACGTCTTTACGTGCAGCAATGACATAAGGATTACCCAAATGCTCATTCTTATAAAACGCAACGCAAAGAACTTTACCCTCTGCAGAACCGCTTACAGTTACTTCACCGTATAAATCATCGTATAATTCATATCCTTCAATACGACGATAACCGCCATATAAAGACGGTTCATAATTAACAAGTCGTGTTGCTGCACCAGGAGTGTTATCTGATAAACTCAGATGGTTCTCGTTGGAGTTTAAGCCGCCTGCACATATGACTTTAAAGGACTCAATACGATCAGGCATTAATAGCTCACACGAGAATCACGAATATATTCGTAGTTGTTTATATACAGAGTTTGTAAGTCCTTGATACCTTTCTCAAAGGCCATGAAAGCAGCCTGAGAACTCTCAAGATTATCTTTAAACATATATAGATGATATAAAGCACCATCAACAATAACCGTATCAAAACTCTCTGGGATACGAGTTACGTCATTATAATTTTGGATGTCGCTATAATTGAGATAATATCGGAAACGAACACGGTATGCTTTATCTGGTGACGGAGTTACACCGAAACCATTACCATGTCCTTGAAAAACAAAATCAGGAACACCACGTCCTGTAGTACCCTGATCATAATCTTCGTCACGGTAGCTTTTATACCACACGTCACGGTCTATTGCTTTTAGCGTTTTAAACCCTGTATTCAGGGAATCATCTTTTTGGATCTGAAAGCTATTCCAATCAGATACCTTAAAATAGGCAGGCCATGAATACTCAGTCTGGCCTACAGCCAATGTCTGTGTATGTTCTGCAGCATTAAAGGGCCACTCGTACTCAGATTGGTTAATCTTAGCTACGGCTGCTTTTACAGCATCTTTTACCAAGGACTGTATCCCACGTACCGTTGGAAAGTCCCCAACAGAAATTTCCACCTCGTTGAGGCGGCGGATTACTTGGTTACAAAGATCGATATATGTAGATGGCATCAGCAACCCTCATTAGAGAAGAAGGAGGCAGGTTTCCCTGCCCCCAAAGAGCCATTAGGCCAAGTTGTAGTTCGCTGTGAACAAGCCTTCTGGGCGTAGAATTTTGCGACCATAGAGCTGCATACCACGAACGATATCTGCGAATGTTTCTGGTGAACGGAAAGACTCGGTCTTTGCGATCTGCTCTGCAGTTGCTACTGCGGAGTCATGGCCAGCTACAATCACACCAAAGTTGGCTGTGGAACCTGCGGCTGCAGATGTACCAGCACCAGTACCTTTGAATGGCAGGTTGTTGGACTTGTAGATACGGAAGCCACGAAGTGTGCCAGGCATTTTGCCATTACGCAATTCGCCGTCACCACCGAAGTCGCCGTTGATCAGTTTGCTATCTTCATCCATTAGGATTTCTGCAAATACTGGATCCACAACCACGTAGCGTGAGTCTGTGTCTACGTTAGCTTGGTCCATCTGACGAGCAATACGGTTCAAGATAGCCAAAGGTGAAGTAATTGCACCTGTGCCGCCGCCTGCTGCTACTGGGATGGAGTTTGCTGCTGTACCACCGAAAGCGCCAGCCTTCAGTTTGTTTGCTGCAAGAAGTTCATCAGCGTCTGCTGTTGTATCCGCTTTTGTACCTGCTGCTGCTGTACGTGCTGCCCAAGCAGTGCCGTTCCATGAATAGCCAGACATATAGCCTAGTACATCACGGTCAAACTCATCACGTAGCTTATAGCCTGCACGGTCCGTTGCAAGTTCCATGAACGAAACGTGTGCGTGGCTTTCCTCAATATCGTCGATTGCGAACTGGAAGTAGGAAGCTTGGTCTACAACCATCGTAAAATCAGCGTCTGAAAGATCTTGTGTTGCAAGAGTTGTACCACGAGCGTATGTAGAGATCGTGATATCTGGCTCTTTGATAATCTTTACCGAGTCCCCATAGGAACTGATGTCCCCTGAATAATCAGTGTTCGTAATATCTTCAACTACAGAAGACTTGCGAAAGGCCTTTTGTACCTTACGGCTATAAATTACAGGCGAGAAGTTGCCGTTGGGCAGATTGCCGTAACCTGCTGCTTTTGGGAATGCCATGTTGTTTCTCCTTGTGAAATGGCAGAGCCTTTCTTTTGAAAGGCAGACAGATCAGAAGAGAGCGCATGTAGTGGCAGTAAGGTTCGAGGGTGCGTATATACTGCCGTATACACGGGCCTCACCTATACTGGTGGACAGATGGTCTATATTCTTCTGGATAAAAACAGTTTGTGAGGTAGTCTAGTAAGAGGCTCATTACTGTTGAGAGAACTATGTTCTCAGAAGATAGGTCTTAATGATAGACATATCATCATGTAACATAGGATCATTATAACACGGGTAGCGTTATAACGCAATAGGTAGTGTTGTATAACTGCCCCTTGGCAGGGACAGCCTTAGTATACAGCTATTTTTAAACTCGTCAATAGCTACGTGGCGAATGACGCCACTTTATTTAACGGGCACCGCCTGACACGTCATAGACAAACTTATTAGTACGCATTGCTTCAAGGATAGACTCCTCATGCTTTTCGTACTCAAGATCCGTCATCTTCGAAACTTGGCTTTCGGTAAATCGAGAGCTGTTACCCGTGTTGGGTGCAGATGACGTAGTTCGCCCTACTGACTGCGCTGCAGACTTAGGATTAGAAGATCGTTTCTTACCTTTATCTGACTTATACAAATCAATAGCTCGTGAAGCGGCCAGAGCATCTGTATTGTTCTTGTACAGTGCATCCTGAATGTAAGTAGGCTGTAGCGCTACCCATTCATGGAACGCAGGATCCTGTCGGATCTGTGCAAAGTCTGGATGTTTTTGTACCAGCTTTTGTTCTGCTTCTTTTCGGGTGAGTTTAGTTTCAAGCTGCTTTAATCCAGCCATCCGCTTCTCGCCTTCTTCCAACGCTTCGTTAGCACGTTTACGTGCAATTGAATCTACGATCTTCGCAACATCGGGATACTTCTTGGACCAGACTTCAATTTCTTGATCAGTCTTAGGAAATTTAATCTGGCCTTTTGCTGCAGTATCAAGCTGCATCTGAAGAGCCTTCATCTCCTGATCTTTTTGAGCCATTTGCTGTTGCGTGTGGCGTCGAAGATCTCCATACCGTTTTTTATAGGTATTTTCTTCTGCATCACCCGTTACAGGTCCACCTGGAGCAGATGCATTTTGTTGCTGAAGTTCCTCACTGTAGGTCAGTTCGTTTTCTTCAATTTCTTCTTTACGTTTGTATTTAGCCATAGTTGCCTCTTAGGGGGCTTCACATAGTGAAGGTAGCCCTGATTAAGCGATAAATGCGAACTTCTGTTTCTTCATTTTCATCGCTGGTAAAACGGACTCTGTAGGATAGACTTCTTCTGTCTC